ACTCGTAGATCATTTTTCCTTGATGCCCCGGCCTTGGGCCTTTTGGCCCTGGCGGCTTCCGCTTACCTGTCCGGGCAGGGCCGCCTTCTGACTACGGCTATCGGGGGTGTACTTTTGCTGCGTGCGGCTGATGCGGGGAGAGCCCTGACCGCCCGCAGGCTGACCCTGCTGGGCCATCTGCTCCATAGCAATCTGCTGAGTCTGGGCCAGCATCTCCATGTCGAAGTATTCGGCCAGCTCAGGGACTCCGATCTGCGCCCCGACGTCGTCAAGCAGCCGGTCCCACTTCACATAGGGCATCTGCGGCATCATCATCGCCACGTTGGTGATCGTGGCCAGCCGCTCGGTCGCGTCCACCTTCTCGCGCTGCTCGTCCTTGCGGGCCATCGAGCCGATCTCGATGGTGATTTCCATGTCGTCCACGCCCTTGCCCTGGTCCTCCATGACCGGCGGCTCGACCGGGATGTCCGTATCGGGGGACATGCGCTTGAGCATCGAACGCTGCTTGGGCCAGGACTCCTCGGTCACCTTGCCCATGAAGATCGGGGCGGGGCCCAGGTCGCGCTCCGCGTCCTTGCCCAGCTCCATCACGACCTCGTCCGAGTTGGCCAAGTACCACAGGACCGAGTACAGGTTCCGCTCGCAGGCATCCCAGAACTTCTTGGCCTGCCAGGCCCCGCGGACCTGGGCCGCGTTCGACGCGATGGCGTTCTCGGTCGCCGTGGCGTCGCCCGTGACCATCCCCTTGTCGGCGTCGGACATCCCCAGCATCCGGTCCGCACGGTCCTTGGTGATGCCCTTGACCATCAGCATCTCCTCGGTGATGCCTCCGATCTCGAACTGCTCCACCTTGCCGCGCTCGAAGCCCGCGTAGCTGTATACGAAGTCGTGCTTACCGTCCTTGATCCGCTTCGCCAGCCGCTTGTCCGAATCGTTGACGAGGATCATCCGCTTGTAGTTATCAGCCGAACGGCTAATGACGTCCGCGTGCTTGTTGTCGTCGTCGATCTGACGCGCCGACACCATCAGCGGGGCCAGCGGCCACGGCTTCCCAGGGACCGTGTAAGCCCCGTAGATCGTGTACGGACCCCATCGTGGGCCCCAGTAGTCACGAGCGGCGCAAATCTCAGCCGACGAGTCCGTGGGCCCATCGTAGGCAATCGTGAATATCGCCCCGTGGTAGCCCTTCTCGGGCGTGTTGTCCTCGTCGATCCGAACGCCGGGAACCCACACTTCGTAGTAGGCGACGAGGTTGGAATCGTCTGAAGTCCGATTCTCGCTCTTGATGTCGATACCTGCGTTGTTGTCCGCCATCTTCTTGATGGCGTCGAGCTTCCAACCCCGTCGCGACTCCTCTGATCGTTTGGCGTCCTCCTCGGCCATGCGCAGCAATTCGCGCCTGTCCTCGGTCACCTTGTGGAAGGCGAACCGCGCCTCCTCGTAGGACTTCGCGCCCGGATCGAACCCGAACGCGGCCTGGTCGATGCGCGACACGGACGGCCAATAGATCGGATCCTCGACCTCCTCCTCGCCGGGGGCAGGGTCGATCTTCGTGATCGTCACTCCCCACGAGAAGAAGTAGTCCATCGCCAGCTTTTCCGCCAGCCGCTTGAAGTTGGTGTCGCGGCACCAGCGATTGATGGCGTGGTGGAAAGCCTTGGCGTCGCGGCGGCGACCCGCGTCCCCCGAAGTCGTGATCTTGACGCGCGGATTGCTGAAGGCGATCTGCCCAATTCGCAGAGAGACGTATTCGAACAGATGATTCTCGGGCAGCGATTGTCCGCTCTGTCCGTCGTAGTTAGGAGTATGAAACGCACGTACCTGCTCTTCGAACTTCGTGAGGGCAGAGTCGCGGAGCTTCTCGCTCGCGCGGATACGTTCCATGAGACTAGTCGGAGAAGTGTCGATCATAGTGCTACATCAATCGTTTGACCGTCCCACCACTCCTCGAAAGAACGACCGCCCGGCCAAGTCGCGCTGTGGCCGATTGTCCCCAATGGATACTTGTTGCGGCGCGGGGCGTCGCGCAGATCGCGCACGTATACGTACGCAGAGGCGTAGCGTGCTGCGTCGCAGTTTGAAACCAGTACACCGTTCGCGAAATAGCATCCGGCCCAGGGGACCGTGATGTTGTAGACCGGCGACCTACCTACGACGCGCAGCCCGAGAACACGCCCGGCCACAAGTCCGGGTCTTTGTGTAGCGGTTAATCCTGAACAATCGACCGCACACGGGGCAGATTCGCTCGACGTCATCAACGCGAGAGCGCCTTCGCTCCGCTGACTTGCAAGCGTTTGAGCAGAATCTAACGGGCGACTTTGACTCGTAAGTGCAACCGCACCGCTCGCACGTCGCTGACTTGGGAAGCGTTGCGTCGGCAATCTTTCGAGCGTGCTCGCGGTGCCAAGCCCGACCGTCCTCAGATCGGTGCCATTCGGCTGCAAGATGTCGCACCCTGGCAAGGTGCTCCACGGCCATCCGCTTGCGCTCGTCGGGAACCCGTTCTCCGTGCCACTTTCGGTGGTCGTGTCCGTGAACCGTTTCGAGGTTCGACGGATCATTGTTGAGCGGGTCTCCGTCGATGTGATGGATTTCCATCCCGTCAGCGATCGGTCCATGTACCTGCTCATAGAGCACTCGGTGCAAGTACACGGTTCGATCCCCGTCGCGCCCGCGATAGTACACGCGGTCTTGCCAGTTCTTCGCCTTGGGGTACCGCCGGAACACGACGCCGTTGTGAACGATCTTTTCAGACATGCTGCGATACTATCATTGTATCGCAAGGAGTCAAGGCGCACCCACTCGCCATTAGACCAAATCGGGTGGTCGCCCGTTCCGATGATTCGTCCGCCGGTAGTCCACAGTTCGTAGACCTCGGCGTCCGCGTTCGTCATGCCGCCTTCGAGCACGGGCATGTATCCAATCGGGGTAAGCACTCTGTCCCCGGCGGACAGTGACTCGATCGGCCTGGCCCCGGAATCAGTTTCAACCAGAGTCCCGGCGATAAAGCAGCCGTGGTCGGAGCAACGCGGGTCGGTCTTGTCGCGGTTGGCCCGACCATCCTTCTCGACCTTGAACTGGTAGCCGGGAATCTCCATCTCCGTACACCAAGGCTTGCCCAGGCGCTTTAGTTCGGGGTCCACACCGAAGCGCAGCGCGTCCTTCACAAAGAGCATTCCGGGGTGCCCGTCCGAGCGCATAGTCATCATCGAGCGCACCGCCGCCATGCCCCCGAAGTCGCCGTCTCGCTTGTTCTCGGCACCGATGCAGAAGCCCGGAACGTCGTGGCCGCGCTCGGTCGCGATGCGGCGATTGAACGCCGCTTGTGCGTCGTTTCGGCTGGGGTCAGCGACGACAAGCGACAGCCCGAACTCCTTGTAGAGTTCAGCGACGCGGTCGGCCCACCAGTCCAAAGTCTCCCGCGTGCGGAAGATTTCGGCCAGCCGCCACATGCGCCTGTCGTTGTCCACGCCCCACACCTGAAACACGGCGGGATCGCTGTAGCCCCAGTCGAACGACCCGAAGGTCCAGTGCATCTCGATGGGGTTACCGCTCCACGGCGGCGTCACCGTGGTCTTCGAGAACGACGAGAACACGTCGCACTCGACGATGTGCTTGGCGTCGTCCCACTCGTCCCACACGAGGCCCTCGGCGGCGCACCATTCCCCGTGCAGCAGGCGACGCTTTCGGTGCCCGGACATGTGCTCCAGGCCCTTGAGGTAGGACATCCCGCGCTGCGTCCAGCTCTTGGTCTTGAGGTCGTAATAGGCCGGGTTGTCCTGGTGGTACGACGGGATGAACTCGCACATCTTGTCGTCGATGCGCTGCTTCACCCAGTGAGTCGGGTATGACGGGTTACAGCTACCAAGAAGTAGGTGCTGGCCGTTGACCGGGTGCTCGCCGCGCAAGCCGCGGTAGAACAGTTCCCACGTCTCCAGCTCGACTCCGATGTCGGAGCCTGACCCCGTCAACTCCTCGACGTAGATAATGTCCCACTTCGTCGAGAAGAGCTTGCCGGGCTTGTCGAGCCCGATGATCGCCACCTCGCTGCCGTTGGGGAAGTGGTAGATCGAGCGGCCCTCGCGCTGCGGTCCCTGAATGACGGGGTGGCCGGCGGGGAAGCAATCCTCCCACTCAACCAGCGTCGAGGACGTCATCGACTCGCGCGTCGAGCGGGACAGCAGCACGCGCAGGTTGGGGTACTCCTCGCACAAGAAGGCGATGACTTGGAGGATCCCCCTACTCTTGCCCGTGTTGTGACTCCACATCCCATCGGCTAGGTAGTGCCCCTCACCGGGGACGTGCAGATCGAAGTAGAAATCCGTCTTTTCGTAGACGATGGACTTGATTCGGTCCCGGTGGGAACGGTATACTTTGTCCCATGAGCAGGAAATACGGCGTATGCACTCAGAGACGGGACGAGCTGCTTCTTCTTCATTCCAAGGGAATGTCCCTGACGAAGCTTTCGAAGCACCTAGGTACCAACCGAAGGCACGTTCGAGCGGTGATCCTAGAAGCTGGCCTTCAACTGAATCCGGTTGACCTGAAGCGTGATAAGAACCCTTCGTGGAAGGGTGGACGGATGCGAGACAAGCACGGGTACGTTCTTGTTCACATGCCAGAACACCCGAACGCGAACCGCCACGGGTACGTTCGAGAACACCGAGTTGTGATGGAACAGAAACTCGGACGTTTTCTTGATCGCAAAGAGGTTGTCCACCACTTTGACGGTACCACGGATAACAACGTTCCCGAGAATCTTGGTCTGTTCCGATCAAACGGTGAGCATCTACGAGTGACGACGACAGGAGTTCCATGCCCGGCGAGAGGGCGTCCAGGCGTACCCAATGGGACGAGCCTAGCTGGTCGAAGGCGAGGAACCGATGGGCGGCTGTTACCAGGCAAGTTCGACCCGACTCTAGCGTCACTCTATAAAGCGGCTCATAGCCCTTCACAAACGGAACATCCGCTAGAACGGGACCGTTCAGAGCAAGAACCGTTGGCTGCGTCCTAGACGCGCACAGTTCGTCGATACGGTACCCTCGTCCTTCGACAGGATTCCAGAGTTCAGTGTCTCCAGACACACACCCGCCCGCGCCGCAGATGATGATCTCACGAACCTTGTTCGGCCCTCGATACGACATCACGGAATCGCACAGGATCCACGGGGCCCCGCGCAGTTCTACGTTGAAGTCTTCGAAGACAGGTTGAATCAAATCGAGTCGTTGAGGATCGGTGCCGTCTGAATCTCTATAACGCTGAAGATCGGGCCGACATCGGCGTCGGCCGAATTGAACTTGAACTCGACCCGGTACGTCTTTCCGCCCTCGGGCGTGAACAGGTCATTGTTTATGACGTACGAGAAGTTGTAGCCGCCGCCGTCGTTGAGCAAAACGTCGGTCTGGAGCGTGTCGAAGAAATTGAGGGTGGTGTCGTCCTCAGTGGCCTCGGCTACGAGCATGGAGTCCTCGCCCGTGAGCGAAGTGTCGAACACGTAGACCGCCCAGTCAGAGCAGGTGGACGTGGTGAGGGCCGTCCCGCTCCCGTCCACGACCCGCTCCCAAATCCAGATGGGCGTCCCGCTCCAAGCACGAATCCTGCGAACCTCGGGCTTCATTCGACATGCACCTTCCAGGCTTCAGGGCCACCCGTCGATTGCACGGATAACGTGTAACCGGTGTTGTGTGTAAAGGCTTCCTCGCCGCCCGAAGAAACGATCGCCGCCGATTCCATTACGGGGGAGATGGGTGTCCCCGGTCCCGCCGTAACGTGCGTTGACATAACGCAGCAATATACGGGCTTGGCATAGATGCTTGCGGTGCTGGCGGGCAGGGCGAACTCTACCGTGGTAAGCATCAACGACGCCCCCAAGGGGGAGGTATCCATCGAAGTCGTGGACAAGCTCGTCGATGCGTTCAGGAGCGACCCGCACAGCGCGTTGGTGTAGATGCTCGTGCCGCCCGTGAAGACGTACGAAAGGACTACGGCCCCGACCAGCGCGTTGCAGTACATGATCGCGCCGGGCGTGGCCGGGGGGCCAGCGGGGACTCCGGGGACTCCCGCTCCGCCTTCGCCTTCGTCTACGCCAGGTTCAACTTCAGCCATGTCTCTACGCGAACTTGATTACGCACCCACCGATAGGGATGCTGGGAATTGAAGATGCCGTGACGGTGATTGACGTTGTCTTGATGTAGAGCATTCCGCCCTTGCCGATTGCCAAAGCAGCGGTGGCCGGGTTCACGTCGTCGAGCTGGAACGTGTCCGTGCTCTTGTTGAAGATGTAGTACGTGGTCCCCGCGGTCAGCCCCGAGGGAAGAACGGACGTCGCACCGGCGTCGAGCCCATCGTACGGGGCGTAGACGCAGACTGCGTCGTTATCGCTAAGACCGTGACCGGCCGACTGAAACGTGTCCGCCGCGCTATCAATACAAGCAGCGATCTTCCAGTCCGCCCCCGACGGGATCAGCGGCGAGTAGAACAGCAGGTTACCGTTCGTGCTCGCGTCGAAGATCCCGACGTACTTGATGACCGCACCGGAGAATGCGCCCGTGCAGGTCGGGAAACGGATCTCGGCTGCGTTGGTGAACTTGACCGGATCGGAGTCGGAAGGAACGGAATTGAACGACGACGTCCAGTTGGAGATACTCCGCGCGTACTCGATTCGCGTGTACCCGGAATAGTTGGACGCCGGGTTGGGCTCGGTGTAGCCGCCATCCTCAGGGCTGGCCATCGCGGTAAGCAGTCCGAACCATAGATTGTGCCCCGTGGTCGTACCCTGGGACACGTTCAGGTAGTGGCCCATCACGGCGTTCGAGCTGTTATTAGCGTCGCCCATGAGGATGAGGCGACCGATAGCTTGCTCTAGATCGTCAGACATGCTGCTCATTGTTCAGTCGCTCCTCAGCGCAATAGACGATGTCCACAAACTCTTGGTCGCTGTTCCGTTGCTCGCCGTCCTAAGAGCGGTTGCTGACATAAACAGCTTTAGGCCGGTCGTTTCAACAAGAGCCGCATCGGTGACCGTAGTCTTATACTTTGGCGATCCGTCAGATCCTGAGACTGTGAACTCCCACTCGCTCGATCCGACGTAGCGAATCCGCCAAATCGTAAACTCGGTATTCGTGAACGCCGCGGTAGACAAGCTGGTCTTGTCTTCCGTCACCGAGTCGCCGCCCGTCGTCCCACCAACAAAAGCACGAACGTATGGTGATCGGCTAGACGTTATGGCCTGAACGTAGACGGGAGTCGCTCCCGACGTCGTCTCGTTGACGCACGCCTCGGCAACACTCATGGTTACGCCGTTTGCGCTAATAGCCGTGATCGTTTTTGGATACGACGATGTGTGGTTTGCGTCGTTAGCGAAACCGCCTCCAAGCCACCAAACCACCTGTCCAACCCGGAAGCCATCTTTCCAAAAGCTACCCGCGTCAGCCCGAGCGTACGTGGAAGGAGAGCCGTTCGTAACAACAACGCTCACGAGTCCGTTTGTCGTCGCGGTGCTCGGGGCAGCAAGGTACGAGTCGTACATGAGGCCGACACCAGAAATTGTGCCCGTCGGAGCGACCCCATTCATTCCAGCCGCGGTAGCGTCCAGGAGAGTCTGGTATCCCGTCGGATCGGCACTGAACAATCCACACCACACCCTAGAGCTGACCGTGTTCGCCTGGAAACAGAATGTGATATCCGGCCGGTGTGCCACACGGGCCACGGCTACCGACGTTGAAAGCGACACAGAATCATCCAGCGAATTCGCCGTCGTTTGCTTGTAGTAGTACCCATTAGCATCGACGTAGTTGTTTGCCGCGTCCTCGACCGCCGTTACGGTGGGCCAACCGAACGTCTCGATCGCAGTCGTGTTCGGAGTCGCAACGATCCAGCGCGTCGGACGAAGATCGCGAGCGGCGATAGCGTCAGCTTCGACCGTTGCCTCGAATGACGTAACCTTTTGGCGTCGAGGAATCCAGATATCGCTCATGCCAAGTCTCCGCCAGCCCGATCGGCGTCACGCAAGAAGCTACGCAGCTTCAAGTGAATGAACGTCACATCGTTGTCGCCCTTGAGCCAGGGTACCGAGTCGTCCGTACCCGTCGGATTGGACGATGTCGGTTCTCCGATGTAAGCGTGTATATTGTCCGTGTTCCCCGCGGTAACGTAGAACTTGTGAGCAAAGAAAGCCGCGTCACCCTCGTCGTGCAGAGACGTGTGTTCAGGAAGGGCCGCGAGCGCCGTCTGGTTTCGCCGTCCCCAGAATGATTGAGTGGCCGTCAAACTGTTGACAACATGCAGGCTTCCGCCATTGTTGCGATACAGCATGATGTTGAGTTCGTTGACCCTCGGGTTGTCATCACGAACCAGGTAGTGCGGGCTGACGTGGAGTTTCTCGATAAGAGGAACGCCTCGACCGCTAGCGTCATCGCTGCGCCCCACACGCCCGTCGCTCTTTGTCCCCGTGTACCCTACGGCCCACGAATCCTCTTCGAACGTTTCCTGGCCCGTTGGGACGACGGCCACCGCGGCGTTGTTGGCGACGTTAGAGATCAGCGGGGGCCAAATCGTTAGCGTTCCAGCGGCGGCAAGATCAGCCGTAACGGCGTACTGCTGGGCGTCAGCTCCGAACGTTACTCGGTTACCACGATAGAACGTGCCCGTTCCTGTGTCGATAGCAATACTTGACACCCCGGAGGCGTGAGCGCCGTCCACCTGATACGCCGCCGCCGTGGCGGTACGACACTCGTGGAATGTCTCAAGCTGAGCCTGAAGTGAATCGCAGAAGATGTGATTGGCCGTATGATCGTAGTCGTAACCGTACTGAGAATCGCCGGTCATGGCTAGGGCGTCAACCATGTCGCCCCAGTCCCCACGAGGAACGAGCTGTGAACCCATTATTCTCCAAGCCCCCGCGCTGGTTCCGTACATGCACCAGTAGCGTGGTTCCGGGGCGATCGTGTAGGTGGCCCCGACGACGGCGGCGTTTTCACAGTTGGCCCGCAGGAACATATTCACCAAAGCCGTCTCGGCCCACAAGTCGGTACCGAACAACATGTCGGCCTCCTCGACTGCTTCGAGGTAGTGACCGCCCTGGTGTCCGTCCGCGATTACGACGTATCCACCGAGGTCATCGGTGAACATCGACATGATTGCATTGGCCCCTACGTCCCAGCTTGCCTTGGCTTGGTTTGCGCCCGGTGGCCAATAGATCATCACGGGGCGCGGACCGCTAAATCCAACGGCGGGCGGGTCAAAGATCGCGAGCGAGCAATACGTACCGTTGCGCGCGTATCGCACAAATCGCGAAGCGTTGTAGTTCGCCAGATCGGGGTTGCCGTGATAGCCAGTGTATGTTGCCATCAGATGCTCCCGCCGAACCCGATCGGCTCAAGCTCGTAGCTATCAACGTGGCAGCGAATGTAATCTGTGCCCTGATTGGTCCCCTGATTCGTGTCGTCGAATGTATCCGTCCGAGTAAGCAGAGTACGGTCTACGCGCCACCGAAGCTGAATGTTCGCGTCGTCGTCCATCCAATCAAAACCGTGAGTGCTATCGCTGCAACCGTCCCATTCAACAAGAAGCGGACCCGTTCTGTCGTACACCTTGAAGTTCCAGCGCCATCGGCAGGTCGTGGCGTCAAGCGGGAACAGTTCGATCTCGGCCCACCAGGGAACCTCGCCGGCCCAAGTAACTCCCAGCTCGGGGGACAGCATCCGCATTCGGTTCGTCGTCACGTAGGCCGAGGCGGTAATCGACGGATTGATGTCGAGGCAGAAGTCCCAAAATGCGTCGGGGTACGTTACATTCTGGGCCGTACCGTTTAGCGTCCAGCGCATCTTCGATCCGCGCTTGAAGTCACCGTGCTCGATTCGGTATCCCGCGAGCGCACCGTTGACGGCGTTGTACGTGCCCGAGTCCGTGTACGGTTGGACCTGTGTTGATTCAGTGTACTGGTGCCCCGCGTGCGGGTGACCGTAATAGTCAGTCGCCGTCCATACCTGGTACGGGTACCCCGTGTCGAGTACAGCATGAACATCGGCGCAGGTCGTTGACGTGGGAACGTTCGCGCTGCCCGCTGTCTTACGTCCCCAGAAACGCTGCGCGGGGTAGCGAATCATCGGTCGTCGAAGGACCGGAGCAATCAGATTCGGCCGTCGACCGATTCGGATTGATTCTCCGGTCTGAAGTGCGCGCAAACCTTCCGTCCCGACGATTCCGCGAAGATACGCGACTCCACCGGTTTCTGTGCTGTAAACGCCGTGCTCCGTCTCACCGGGGATGCTGGCGCCCTCACTGGTGAGATTCGCGAGTCCGTCGAGCGCCTCCTCGGACCCGCTTACGGTATTCGTTCCGGGCTCCAGCGTTTCGCTGCGACTTACGTCACCGTAGAAATCAACCGTTCCGTAAAACGCTGTGTACGTTTCACCGGCCGAGAATCGTGGATCTGTAATGTTCTCGATTTCCAAATCCCAGTAGCCCGAATGCGAATCAACTCCGCAGGTCTGTGCGGGCGGAAACGTGAACGTTACTCCGCCATTGGTGGGGTCAGATGCGGAACACGTCGCTTCGGAAAGAATCGAGCCACCCTCAGGTGCTTCGCCATCTCTGAAGGTGGCCCGAATCGTCCAATTCAGGGATCCCGTCGAATACTGGAGATTGAATGGAACACCGCTGGAATCGTAAATCGTCAGCGTGTCGCTGTACGTATCGCCCCGATAGACACTGCGACGCCGCTCGTCGGTAACGAGTGACGCCCGTTTCGCGGTCAGGTTGACCTTCACGGGGTACTGCGGTCGTGTCATAGCATCTCGAAACCTACCCCCGACCCTTACGTTAGCAAGAGGCTGCGGGGGAAATCTCCGCCCGCGGGGGGGTGCTACGATCAAGTACGAAAAAGCGCGCCATCCCGCCCCTTCGCATGGGTGAGGTGGCGCGCTAAGGAATCAGGGGTGGGCCCTTGAACCAAGCGTTTCCGGGCATTACCCTGACGGACGTGTCGGCGGATTGGAGCCAGCCGGCGATCCTAAGTCCCTCCGAAACACCCTTCGAAAGAACCTGCATGGACTCTAATCCCGAAGCCCTCCCCCGTCAACACCCCTGGTTCAAGTTCTATCCGAGTGACTGGCTTGGGAACCCCAAGGTAAGGATGCTGTCGCCCGAGAACCGGGCCGCCCTGATCGACCTGATGGCCGTGGCTCACTTCCACGAGCCCTACGGGTACCTGCCCGAGCGGTCGTCTCTGGCCCTCGCGCTGCCGTTGCTTGAAGCAACGCTTGGAGCAATGCTTGAAGCAATGGTTCAAGCAGGTGTCCTGTCGAAGGTCGACGGACAGCACCCTGAGTACTTCTTCCACAGTATGGTCCGAGAGAGGCAAAACGCCATCCGCGGCCTCAAGAATAGGGTTGCTTCAAGCAATGCTCCAAGCAATGGTGCCACCAATGGTGCCACGGTTGGTGGCGGCCTTAGAAGCCAGAGGCTAGAGAGTCAGAGTAAGAGTATCTCTAAAGAGATACCGCCGCCTGCGGCGGCGAAGCCTAGAGCGAAGCCAACCGGCCCACAGGCCGAGATCGTGGAGCACTACTCCAAGCTCTATCAGGCTTGCTACGGTGAGCCCCCTGCGATCCTGTGGGGCCGGGACGGGGCGGTGGTCAAAAAGATGCTCGCGTTCGCTGGCGGGGCTCCTGAGAAGGTCCGTGAGAAGATCGAGCTGGCCTTCAAGGACGACTTCTGCCGGGACACCGCGAAGGTCAGCCTGGGGGTGGTCCTGTCCCGCTGGAATGCCTTGCTTCCCAAGTCCAACTATAACCCTCCCGTTAGCGTTAGTGTTCCCAAGAAGAAGGAGCGCCGGGTCTACCCGACCGAGCTTGAGGCCTGGAAGGAGATCACGGGGCACGGCGGGCACGCCGAGCAGGTCGAGGGCGGCTGGATATTCGTTCACGGGGAAGATTAGGGGTCCTAACCATGCAGGAAGAACTCGACCTGGTGGCCGCGCTCTACATCCCCCGCACAGACGAGTACGAGGACAAGGCCCGCTACGTCTTCGAGCTTCTCAAGCCGGCGGACTTCACCGACCAGCGTTGCGCGGCCGTCTTCGACGCGATGCAGCGGTGCCAGCGGTTCGGGCTGCCCTCGGACACGCTGGTCATGCTCAAGAAGTCCGAGATCATAAACCTGCCCATGGCCGACTGGATCATGTGGCTGTCCGAACTCAAGGACCGTTACGTCAACCACACGCACATCAAGCACCTCACCCGGAACGTCTACCGCAAGTCGCGGATCCGGGACTTGTCGAAAAAGTTCTCGTACTTGGCCGACGACTTGGCTAACGTGAACTTCGCCATGACCGACGAGCGAGGTGCGCTGCTGGGGCTGCCCGAACTTGAGGGCGAGGCCGCGACGATGATCCAGTCCATCGAGCCGCCCGACATCCGCCGCGGGACGCAGGACGTTGCCGCGGACATCGTCGAGGACTCCCTGGCAGGAAAAAGTCCAGACAAGCTCAAAACGGGCATCTACCAACTCGACGGTTTGACCTCGCTTGTTCCTGGCGACTCCTTCGTGATCGGGGCGGCTCCCAGCTCGGGCAAGACGATTGTCGGCTGCCAGATAGCCATGAATGCGGCGATGGAGGGCCACCCCGCGCTGATCGTCTCGATTGAGATGGACCAGCCCGCCCTGATCCGTCGAATGCTGTGCAACATGGGAGGCCTTTTCATGGACTCGCTGGACGCGCGCCACAAGTCCGACGCGGTCAAGCAGAAGATCCGCGACGCGCACGAGAAGATCAAGAAGCTACCCCTTGAGATCGAAAAGGGCTCGTCGGACATCGACGTCGTATGCTCGACGATACTGAGGCACGTCCGCGACCGAAAGGTGCGCGTGGTCGTTGTGGACTATCTCCAGCTCATCAAGATCAAGAAGAATCGGCCGGACAGCCGCAACGCCGAGATCACGGACATTTCGAGCACGTTGAAGGATCTTGCCCACGAAAACAACTTCACGCTGATCCTGCTGTCTCAGCTCAACCGCGCCGGAAAGGACAAGCCCACTCTGTCTTCGCTGCGCGACTCAGGCGCGATCGAGCAGGACGCCGACGAGGTCATGTTCCTTGTAAAAGAAGGAATGAGCGCACGGTTCAGTCTTGCTAAAAACAGACAAGGTGCTATTCACGATCAAGAGTCCGAGTGGCCCAAGTTGGATATCGACTATCCCCTTTTCAGGGTCGGGCACGGCAAGCCCGCATCGGAGGATGTTTTCGCTTGAAGAACGAACGAACGAAGCGCCTGGAAAGGGAACAGTTGGCCCTGCGCAAGAAGCGACGGTTCATGTGGAAGCGTGAGCGCGCGGAGCGAAGAAGGGCCAAGAAGTGAGAGTCCTCTGCCCTCTCTGCCCGACCGCGATGGACGAAGAGCACTATCCAGCCCATTTCGCTCGGATCCACTCTACGAACTACATCACCGGGGAGAAGCAGGAATTCATTCCGCCGCGACAACCGCCCAAGCGAGATCGTAGAATAGACCCCTGGGAAGAAACGCCTTTCTTTGGACGCGATCTGGAGTTCGACCAGTGAAGTCAAAACTGCGCTGCGAATCGTGCGACCGGCTGCTGCCCGATAATTGGCTGGACACGCACGACGACCTGATCTGCTCACGCTGCACGCAGGGCATGAGTTCCTTCGTCATGGCCTGCGAACATCTCTACACCCCCTGGCGCACGGTCGGCGTCCTGGCCCAGGAGGATAACCCCGACTTCGTAGCTGCGCAGGCGTGGCAGCGTATCTGCAAGCTGTGCGGCCACCACGACCGCGCGATGGGCCCCGTCAACGTGCGCCCGCCCGAGCTGGGCGAAGAGTGGGAGGCCGAGGAAGAAATGCGCTTTTTCAGCGACCCGTACCTGAAGACCGAAAGGCACAGATGAGTCTCGAAGCACAACTAGCGTACATCGGATCGTCGGTCCAGAGCAAGATAGACAGCCGCCGCCGGTTCCACATCGGCAGCAAGGCCCGCTCGATCGCCAAGCTCCGTAGGGCCATCGAAAAACGGCTCAACGAACTCTCGGACTGGGACCGTTTTATCACGATTTTCATGGACGCTCACGGGTACACGGACTACGATTTCGCGTACCCGAAGCCCCGACGCCTTCCCCACAAGAGCTACAAGGAATCCAATGACCTCCTCAACGACGACCCCGACGAGAATGTTGACCCGCCGCTCGCCCCGCTCACGTAGCCGCTGCTCCGCAAGGCTCCGGTGTCGAAGGCCGTGCGAGGCTTTGCGTTTTTCTCAACGTCAAACGCGATCTTGTCGAGGATCGTCATAGCCCGATCTGCCACCGTGCCTGTGAGCAGGTCGAGCCGGGTCGTGTCAAGAGTAATCTGTATCTGTCGTGGCATCAGTCCACCAATTTCAGCGTAGCGCGGCGTGTCGTGCGCCACGAAGCGTTGGCATTATCCACCGTAATGACTTCGTAGGTTACGCCGCCATGCACGACCCGGTACGCCGGTTCAATCGCCTGATCGAATGCGACGGTCAGAACGTAATCGGTGATCGCGACCAGACCCATGCCTAATTCTCGCTCCTGATTGAATCGATTTCTGTTCGCCAACCGACATGGCACGCTTGTGTATGTATTGGCGTAAGTCGTCGCAACTGACCCCTTTGTGTTGGTGTCGGTCGGCGTCTGAATCGTGCAGGTGTCGGGCAGGGCCAACTCCGCCTCATCGCGCATGTCGGTGAGCTCCGCACCCGTGAGCATCTACAGCCCCAGGGTGCGCCGCTGGTTCGCT